CACGATGCTTGTGGAACATCTGTTGAATGGAAAGAGTTGAAACCCCAACCCCAAGACAACGGACTGCTAACTGTGAAACAAGCTGAATCAATCTGCATTGGTTTTTACAATGACCTTGCAGGACATCTTGAATCAGGATTATCTACTGAACTGTTTCATGGTGAAATGGTATTCAATAAGCACTTAGAAAAAGCACTAAACAAAAAGAAATAAGATGACCGAGACTGAAGAGTGCTACTACAACGCCTACCAGTTATTGATAGGTGCTACAGACTACGATAAGCTCGCAGAGCAAGGGGTGTTCTATCTTCCTACCGATCATGAAGATCCGGAGGTGATACTGCGGTATTACGAGTCTGTGGATGAATATGAAGTGTGTGCGGAACTAGTTAAGTTGATTTGATATTAATTAAGATAGCTTTTGTGCTGGTCCTGTTAGGTAAGTATATATGCATTACAGAATTTATTAAGACAAAAATTCAGAGCAGAAAAAAGCCTTAAATACTTTGGTGTGTCGATTTAATTGGTTATATTAGTATTGTAACCTAATTAACTAAAAGACATGAGTGAAAAACTTTTAATCCACATCAACCATTTCAATTTTCTTTGCCTAGAGCAATCCTTCTTTAATCTGAACGGTGTTGCTATCTGGCACTTTTACAAAGCTAACTATACTCTGTATGGCTTGAAAAAGCTAATGGACGAGGCCCTTGACAATTACGGTGTCAGAGAAGCTTTTGACAAAGCTAGGCTTGAAGACAGTTCAGTAGGTATGTATCACGATAACGTTTAAGATTATGTCACATCCTTTTCTACATTCGAATATTGATGCAGACTTGGTCGCTAAGACCAAGCGGATTCAAATTACGTATACCGACTGTGGCTTATTCTATGGTGCATATCTGCATGCTGAGCCAGTTTATAGTATTCATGATAATTGGTTCGAGAAGCTAAGAACTATTCGCGACGTCAATGATTTTCTAGCTCATCTAGAGATTATCCCTCGTATTGAACACCGATGGAATTATAAGCTACTTGAGAAAGTATGTGCTGCGTTAAAGGAAGCAGGTATCAATGCCGACTTTGACAACTGTATGGACGTAAGCTGATAGACTTACATATTTATCTATGTGAATAATTGGAAGCCTAGAGATATTGCCGTCATGATACTATCCTGTACAGTATCCATCATTAGTATTATAGCTGTGGTGGGCGCTGTAGTATATGACAGAGATACTGGACGCTTAGAAGAGCTGGTAGCATTTCTATTAGGATCTATGACTACTATTATTGGTGAGTATATTCTACTTCAATTAAAACAGGCAAAATCTGAATAATACTTTGGCTTGTCAATCTTTTTGGTTAGATTAGTATTGTAACCTATTTAACTAACTACTATGACTAATACCAACTCAGTACCCAGATTCGATCGCCACGCTCACATGTCCTTTAAAACTATGGACGCTATTATGGACGCTAAGCGAGGCCTCTGGAGTATCGACTTCAACATTACTAAAGGCCTGACGTTTAAAGATACCATTAGTAATATGCTTTCTGGCCTGTTCGATGGCTATGACTATTCACAAATGATCATTGATGATCCACTATTAGGAGTTGTTAAGGCTCAGAACAAAAAGCTATTTGCTGATATTGTATCTATCTGTGATATTGTTTCTAATTACCCAAAACTTAAATCATGAAGTGTACACGTTGTATTAACACTATACCCGAAGGCCGGGTCAATCTTGGCTACAAGACTTGCATTAAGTGCAGTCAGTGTGAGCCATACGGTTATGTTCCAGTCACCAATCACAAGACTGGCAATACTATTCAAATCGTACCTGTAAGTCAGGCCAGATCAATACGTAAATCTGGTGAGCGTAAAGGTTACGGAACTTGTTTAAAGCGATGATGACAACTACGTTAAAATATATCGAAGAATATGCAGCGGCAGCTCATTTAGGCCAGAAGCGAAAGTATACTGGTGAACCCTATATAGTTCACCCGGTTGCTGTAGCTAAATTGGTTAAAGAAACTGGCGGTTCTTTTGAAATGCAAGCCGCCGCTTTGCTTCATGACGTTATTGAAGATACTCAAGTTGACATATATGACTTGGGTGAATTTTTGAAAAGTCTGGTAGACCAAGACGATTGCTATATAACACTAGAACAAGCTGACTTTATTCTCAGTTATGTTGTAGAGCTTACTGATGTGTTTACACCGGAAGACTATCCTGATTATAATCGCAAGAAGCGTAAAGCTCTTGAATGTGCTAGACTTGCACAAGCTAGTCCTGAAGCTAAGCATATAAAAGCTTGCGATATACGCGACAACTCACTTACAATAATGGAGCATGATCCAAAGTTTGCTAAAGTGTTTATTGCTGAAAAAGAGGCCTTACTGATGGCCATGTTCCCTGAATCAAATCTACATCTATGAAATTATTAAAGAATACTATTATTGGCATCATGTCATATATCGCATTGATGTTTCCAGTTCAACAGCAACATGCTAATATATGTTGTATGGCCTGCGCTATGAAAAAGGAAGATGAAATCGAAGTAAACGTTGAGGAAGATGCCAGAGTGTGCTGAAATAAAAATAATGACCGAATACATAAATGACTCGGCTAAAGGTCGAGCGTTTATCAGTATGAATAAGTCACCTGAAACAAAGGTCAAGTGCGACGTATGGGGCTCAGGCTTATGGCCGTTTACTATTGAAGCTAAGCATCGTGGTAAAGAAATGATCTTATATCTAGGTGACAAAATGTTACAAGCCTCTATGGGTATGTCAGGTCATTGGCGACTGGTACCGATCTCAGAAATACCTAAACACGCTCATCTCAGGTTTGAGTCTGATGACAATATGGCATTGTGCCTGGTAGATGTCAGAAGGTTTGCTAAATGGAATTGGACTGAGGGCTGGAGTTCTAAGCGCGGTCCATGTATTATGACCGAACCCGAAGAATTTAAAAGTCATATTGCCAATAACATTCATCGTAAGATATTTGATAAGCCAATATCTGAACTGTTGATGAATCAGGCCATGTTTAACGGTGTAGGTAATTACTTAAGAGCAGAGATGCTTGACAGAGTAGATTGTTCACCGTTTACTGATGCTCGAACTTTTATACAATCGAATCCTGAATTCTTAGATCTAGTTACTGAAGTTGTTTGGGAGAGTTATTATGCTGGTGGTGGACAACTTAAGGATTGGAGTAATCCATACTTAACTGGATACGGAATCGGCCGTATCAATGAAAAACGTAAGCAGGATGCATTTGCTAGTTTTAGAAACTGGCTAGAATGCTATCAGAAAAAGGAGAACATAGTTGATGGAACAAAGAGAAGATTCTGGTTTGATGGTAAATGGTTTAATTAAACAGTGGCAGTCTAAACTTCGTATCGAAGACTGGACCATTAGGACTGAACAGATAAGTCCAGAGTCCGTTGACTATAATGGTGAAAATTACTTTATTGGAATTGAGCGAGATTTTGAACGCAAGATTGGCACTATCTATCATGACGTTGATTTGTACGAAGAAGCAATTCTCCATGAGTTATTACATATTGTATATCCGCAATTACCTAATCAAACATACGAAGAATACGAAATGTTTATAGATTGGAAAACTGCTAGAACTTTGGAGATAAAAGATAAATTAGTATATTGATCAAAAGGAAGACAAGATGTGCAATTGGGAAATAACAGTAGGAATGAAGCCAATGTTCCTGTTTGGTTTTAGACATTATGAGAGTCCAAGCATCAAAGACTATGTGCTATACATAGGATGCTTTGACATTTGCTACTCTGTATGGTGGGAAAAGTAGTCTATATTTATAGACATGAATATCAATCTACTTGATTTATTGAATGAGGGTGTTTATGATCCCGGTATTTTTAAAGCTGTGTTTACGGCTGGAGGACCGGGGTCTGGTAAGACATATACCTCATCGGAATTATTTGGAATGCCTCAGAAGATGCCTTACGTATCAGCTGACGGTCTTAAATCAGTTAACAGCGACAAGTACTTTGAACTTGAGTTGAAGAAGCACGGCCTAAGTGCCGATCTGGCTAAATTAGGTCCAGATGAGTTTGCAAAAGCCATGGAGCTAAGAGGCAAAGCTAAAGCCACAACCAAAGCTGCACTGAGGAATTATATCAACGGTCGTCTTGGAATGTTGATTGATGGTACCGGCAAAGACTATGGTAAAATAGCCAGCATGCGTAAAAGGTTGAAAGATCAAGGTTATGATACGTATATGATATTTGTTAATACAGATCTGGATGTAGCTCTTGCGAGAAACCTGAAACGTGACAGAGTAGTACCGGAAAAGATAGTTAAAGATTCATGGAAACAGGTACAAAACAATCTCGGCAAGTTTCAAGGATTGTTTGGTTCTGATAACATGTTAGTTGTGGATAATAGCGAATACAAGGAATTTCCACAGGTTGTGAAGAAAATGGCCAAGCGATTTGTATCTGAGCCAATCAAGAATCCTATCGCTAAGAAATGGATCAAGGCTGAGCTGAAAGCTAAAGCGAAATAATTCAGAAAATACTTTGGCGTGTCGATTTTATTTGGTACTTTAGTAATGTAACCCAATAAAAAACTACGATATGATTAAAGCTATCACAAGCCTATTTGGCTCATTTATTTTATTTACTATTGCTTATCTATTGGCTTCAGGCCATCCAGATATACTATGCCTGTTCTATGATCCATTAAGTGAGATTGCGGTCTTCTTGATCAGTATCTGCTCAGGCGTTACATTGGCTGTTTCAGCATTAAACGACATTAAAACTTATTGGAAATCATGAGAATATTTGTAGACATGGACGGCGTAATTGCCGACTTCGAAAAGGAAGCTAAAAAGAATCCTGACTATGGAAAGTCCGACTTCAGAGCTGACGTTGAAATTGACTTTTCTAAAATTGAACCTATACCCGGTGCCATTGAAGCCGTTAAGACTTTGATCAACGAAGGTCATGATGTGTTTATAGCATCAACTGCACCATGGGCCAATCCTGAAGCTTGGAAACACAAGAGACTTTGGATTGAGAAATATCTTCCTGAACTTGAAAAGAAGGTTTTCCTTACACATAGAAAAGACCTGTTGATTGGCGATATGCTGATTGATGATTCTGACTATAGAGGACAGCCTGACTTCAAGGGTCAGTGGCTACATTTCGGTCAAAACGAAATGGACTGGACTAAAGTACTTAACATAGTTAATAACACTAATCAATTAATATTGAACTTCGATGATTAATACTAGAGCAGTAGCGTTATCATGGTGGAGATCACTCCTCGATGAACAAAGAAAAAAATATGCCAAATGGCACGGACCGAAAGATTGGACATTTGAAATGATTAATGCCAGTTCAAGTCAAATAGAAAAAATTTATAAATCCGAAAATCCTACATAATGGAAAAAAGAAAAGCAATTGATTGTAAGCTAGTAAGACCTAGCAATTCAAACCCCGGGTACTTTAAGTATGAAGTAACTATACAGGAAACTGATGGATCCACGTATGTTCAACCGGCATATGGTAAAGACATGCAAGATGCTATCAGCCGGTTGATCTGGAATGAACGAGTAAAAACTATTTCTACGAGTCACAAAGTAGATTCTTTGATCTTTATAGTATGGACTCTAGTACTAGTTGTACCTGCCGTTGTTTCTCAAGTATACGATACACCTATATTTTCTATTGCAGGAATGGTATCATTAGCCATGGTTGGTACAGCGTTGTATTACTTTGTAAATTGGCTAAATAAACAGTAAGTTACTTTGGCTTCTGAAACATTTTTCTTAGATTAGTATTGTAACAAACATTAAAAACTAACAACAATGGTTAAAAACTATCTATTACAATTCGGCGATTATGAAATGGAACTAATGAAAGGTGAAGTTATCTATCGTAGAAAAAATCACGGTACTGGCCTTCTTGAAACTGTAAGAACCCGGTCAGTAAAGTCTAACTTCACTTGGTATGATTTAGTTGAAGAGGCTAAGAGTCATGCAACTCGCATGAACATTTCACATAAGTCAATCATTACAGGGTCAATGTCATGAAACCAGATTTTGACTTTTTCGACTACGATGAGGAATTGCTAGAGCAGGCATTAGAAAGTTCGTTCTATTTTCTAAAAGACAATTGGCGTTTTCTTGAAAGCCTTGGTTTTGCGTTCAATACTCAATGTGCAATGATCGATATCATCATCAAGTTCTTTCAAGACAAAGAGGAATATGAGAAGTGTGCAGTACTGTTAGATATCAAGAACAAGATCATCAGTACATATGAAATGTTCCCAGGAGCCGATAGCGTATCGTCTAGCAGTCTTAAATAGTTTTAGAACGTGATATTATACGTGATCAATTTTCAAACAGATAGGACAGACCTTACAGATTACCAATGTGTGCGTCCCGCGGGGAGTACTAAAGGACTAATAGTATGATAGTATATATAGATGGACTAAGTGGACTAGGTAAGAGTACTCTAGTAAATACGCTGAAAGAACAAAAACCTGATTGGATAAGTTTCAAAGGTGCTGGTGCAATTAACATCGGTATGATGCAAGACTGGCAAGACTACAACTTTCGTATGCGTCAGATTATCGAAAGGCTGGATCAATGTAACGACTACAAACAAGTTATTCTTTGGGATAGAGGTCTTACTGATCCAGTTTATTCTACTGATGAATATTATACCAGTGAAATAACTAGAGTTATACGATCACAGGTCAAGACCTGCGCCGTATTGCTTACAACATCTACTCCTGAAAGTTATATCGAACTTTTAGAATCCAGATCTGACACTGGCTTTACGTACAAAGAAGGTGCTGAAGCAGGTGATCGTTGGAGAGGTTATAATGCTATTGTATCTGGCATGCGTCATCTTAAAATAAATGTAGATAGCTTACCAGACCATTATGTAGATGAGCTTTCAGTTGTCAAAATAATTGATTATATTGAATCCGAATTAAAGAAGTAAACACATGTCATATACCTTATACGAAGAATACTCAGATCTCTTAGATAAGACTTTAAATAAAGTTCTTAACTCATGTAACAACGATTCCGAATCCTTAGGAAGTAGCTATATTCCAAACTGGAATGCTAAAGTTAAAAACGTCACTGTTCTTCTTTCCGCTAGTCGTGGTGGTTCCAGTCTACTGAAAGAAGTTTTATCACAAAGTCCCGACGTTGTAAGTCTACCTGGCGAAGAGGAGCCCTATTACATTTTAACTAAAAACGTTTATCCATTTGGTTCAACAAGTGATATGATAGTGAACCTGAAATCCATGGATAAAATTCTAAAGATGATGTGGTATGACTTAGGACTTAACGATACTTCTTATTATGAAAAACACTCTGTAGCTGAACACTGGTATCGAAGACTAGCCTTTCAGTTTCCTGAACGAGATTTTAATTACCTTGATGTTCTTTCTAAAGTTGAAGCACACTATCACTCTGATATAAACAAACAGGACTACGACTTCGACACTAATAACTTCTTGATTGATCTATTAGGTCCTGATGCAGGTTTGTACGACGTAACAACTTTTAACAGTACTTTCACTAAGCAGTTCAAAATTGAAGAACCACCGTTTGTTGTTCCAGGTAATAGAAAGCCGTTTACAGAAGAAGATTTGGCAACTAAGACCTTTCTTTTTAAGACGCCTCAGGACTATTGTCGACCTGGTATTTTTGAACAGATGTTTCCGAATGCTAAGATAACTTATATTCATTTGACCAGAGGCTATGCTCAATCGGTAAATGGGTTGATGGATGGTTGGTTAAGCGATACAGGCTTCTTTTCGTATAACGTCGGTTTAACAGGCATTAAGTTAGATATTAAGGGCTATAGTGATGTTCATCCTATGGGTCAAGACTGGTGGAACTTTGACTTGTTTCCGGGCTGGACTGACTACATTGATAAACCTTTATCTGAAGTCTGCGCAGCACAATGGAAGGCTGCTCATTATTGGATAACTAATGAGTTTAATGTCAAGAAGCGTTTTAAGTTTGAAGACTTTTTAGCTGACAAGCAATCTACACTAGATGATATCTGCAACACTATAGGTATTTCTAGTTGGAAGTTGGATGAATTACCTAATGTAATGTCTACTGATAAACCTAAAGCTAAACGTTGGCATAAACGTAAAGACCTTATGTTGTCTATGCAACATGACACATCGTCTGTAATGACTATGTTAGATTATAGTACTGATACTGAAACCTGGATTTAAGATGATATATAACGAATTCAAAAAGCTAAAGCGGGTAATGCTCCATAAGCCCAGTAAACGTGAGCTTATATGTATGAAACCTGAAGATGCGATGTACGCATCGACTACTGCTCCTGATTATTGGAAAGTTACTCAAGAGTTCAATGAATATGTGCATAAGCTTGAGCAATTAGGAGTTGAAGTTATTGTTACCGAAAACGACGATAACATTTGTCCAAACAACATTTTTATGCGAGACATCGCAGCCGTCATTGGTGAATATATTGTTGTAGGTAATCCAGCTTATGATATTCGTAAGCCAGAAGTTGAAAACTTTATACAGGGCCTAAATAATGTTAAGATGCCTCAGCAAGTTATTAGATTGTCAACTAAAACTACACTGGAAGGAGCTGATGTATTCGTTTTACCTCACAAGACCATTATCGTAAGTGTCGGTAATCGAACTAATATTATAGCATACAACCAGTTGAAGGCCTTCTTTTCTAGAAAGGGCTGGACGGTAAATATGATTGCTGCACAACCTGAAGGAGTACCACAACATATATTAGGTGCTAAACACATTGTCAGTCAAGATACTTTGATCAGTAGAAACCATGTCAACAATAGCAACATACATTCATCGTTTGATAATGTTATTGCATTGACTGAAAATGATGAGGTCTGCGATGGTTATGCAATGAATGTAGTTACTCTTGGTCCAAATGAGATCATAATGCCTAGTGGTAATCCTGTAACAAAAAAATTATATGAATCACATGGTTTAATTGTACATGAAACTCCAACCCGAGAAATATCAAAAATGGCTGGCAGTTTAGCATGTATGACTTTACCACTTGAAAGAGAAAGATGAAAGAACCAATAGACTGCTATTTTAATATGAAACCGTTTATGGCCAGGTCAGCAGCCGATGCCTATTCTCAACTTGTAGCTTTTATTGAAGCTAAAGGTGAAATGGTAGAAGCCAGAGGCAAGATGACTAAAGAAGTTCTAAACGTAAGCTGCCTTATTGATGATGTTCGAGATAGAATTATACCTATTTCAAAGTTCAATGAAGGCTTTATTTTACAAGAGACTTTTGATATCTTGAATGAGAATCCACCCAGAGTCGCTCATAGTAAAGAGATGTTAGAAACAACAATGGGTAATAGTTCTAACATTATGTTCTTTGGTAATGAACTTCGTCAGGCCTGTAGTCGTTGGTCTATACGTCGTCTCATAAATACATTAGTCGAAGATAAGAATACTCGTAAAGCTGTATTAGATTTAAGCAACAGAAGACCTGTAGTACATACGCCTTGTCTTCTTTATGCTCACTTTATGATCAGAGACAATAAACTGTTCCTAAATGTTGAAACACGTGGAACTGCAATCAGCATGGGCTTTATCCACGATATTTACTTCTTTACCATACTTCAGGAACTTGTTTATACGTCTTTACTATATTACTATCCTGAATTAGAACTTGGACAATTCTTATACAAGACTGGTAGTCTTCATATGTATGTAGATGAGAATTATAAGCCACTTTGGCCGACTGATTTTATTTCTTATATTGATGACACAAAGATGCCTGCAATGACAACGAAGTCATTACATGATAATATACGAGAATTAGGATCTTTGTATTGGTCAGTAGACGAATATATGAAGGCACATGAATATGAAGACATTGATACAGGAGCTATTACGACTTGGTCAGATATCGAAAGAGGCTCATATTGTAAAACAACTTTCTACAAAAACTGGAACAAAAAACTCTATGAATATCACAAACGAAGGTAGAACAAGTGTAACAGAAATCCGAGAAGATCGGTTCTTTAAACATGGTGTTGATTTTCTTTCTTATGCATTCCAAAAGGAAATGCACGATGAGGCCATCTTACCATACGGGTTTAAAATTAATAAGCCATTATCATTTTCACACAATGATGTTGGTTATGAACTGATCAATCAACGTCAGTGGTCCTTGGACAACTTAAATACAGGTCTGATAGGTAAAGCAATGGCTAATATCCATAACTGGAGCCATAATCGCTATAATGCAGGTGATCTGCAATATCTAAAGATCAAGTATTCACCGAAGATTGACGATATCAATGAGTACGATATTTCACCTAGTTCACTTGATATTCGAAATAATGCGCTGTCTAAAATTACTACTAATGTCTTTAAGAACAAAGTAGGTTTTATGCCATTACATAGAGACTTTAGACTTCACAATATTTTATTTGATGGCGACAATTACTACCTGATTGACTTTGACTATTCAGCAATCGATATTCCGTCTCATGAAATAGTAGGTATGATGCTAGACATTTCACAACATGGCATTGGGTTGTTAGAGTCCTTTGTAGGATCTTATACTCAATATACTCATCTTGAAATAGACAGCTCTATTGTAGATGATCACTTATACTATCTTGCTACTGACGTATTTCCATACGACAGGCCTGATAGATTAACTAAGGAAAATTACGAATCACTTGTTCGTGAGCGCGATCAAAGAATTATGCGGCTCACTACATATTATGAAATCTTCAAAGAAATCATTGATGAGTCTTTGGAGTTAAACAAAAAATAGTTATATTGCATAAACATCAAATCTTAAATAAAAATGTCACATACTAAAAAGACCCCTGCTCAACGCTACGGAAAATTGTGGAACTCTATTTCTTTTGACCTTTCTGGTGCACGAAAGAAAAGATCTAACGATGAATCTCAACCTATCATTGGTACTTTGAATATTGCCAATAAAAGCTTCGATATTACATGGACTGAAGCATCTAGGATTATTGATCAACTTCACGATGGTCAGCAAAACTTCAATACTGCAACACGTCTTGGACTTTTAGATAAGGGAGCAGGTACATACTAAGGAGTATTATGGAAATGGTTTATTTACTTGCAGTCCTATCATCAGTAACAGTTTTTAATTCTTGGATGATTATGAAATCTTACAAAGCCAATCAGCTATGTAAAAATAGTCAGCACGATCTTAGAACTGTAGTTGACAATGCATTCAAACATTTTGAAAAAGAACTTGCCAAAAAGGCCAATCGTTATTACAAGAACGGTAAGCAAAGTTCTAATGCGCGTAAGTCTACGAAGAAGTCATAACTGATATTTATTATTGATCGCTTGACTAATGTCAGCTACTCTTTTGGACGAGGGTTCGACTCCCTCCATCTCCACTAAACACTATACTATGGGGATGCTTGGTATTGACAGAGAGATAAGAGCATTGGAAGATCATACGCACAACTGGCGAACAAGTTGAACTAGCAATGGCTGCTTAATAAAGCACTCTGAGCTAACGGTAAACAGGGATCACATCGTAAAAATCCCGGAGGTATGAGGTATTAATTATGACTAGTCTGAATGACATATACGAAGATTCATTTTTCACGTATAGTGAAGAAGAGATTTTTGAATATCTTGAAGACTATGATGATGATCTTGCTGATCGTATTATTGACGAATTGGACGCTGAAGATCGTATCTATTGTTTAATCGACGATTGGAAGCCATTAAATTCATTTGAAGATTTTATCTCTACAATCGGATCGTTTAAAGAATTACCATCGACTCCGCTCTTTTCAATTAACAGCACAGAGCCGGATAATGTTATGGTAACATTTAACAACGGTCAAATGCGATTTACATCATCATCAGAAGAAACGTTACAAAGACTAGTACAAATAATGTTAAAACAAGGTTATAGAAAGTTTGACCATGAAACTCAATTCTACAATGGTCGACCTGTCTATACTTATATATTCTACATAGGATAAGGTTATGCGGTACAAAGATGAAATAGAAAAACGCTTAGAGTTTGCTGATGCAATTCTCAGAGACATGGAACGAAATATTCAACGTGGACGAGTAAATTCTACAACATGGTTGGAACTTCAATCTAAAATGAGAAAAACGTTAGCTGATGTTAAGAAGTTTGTTGAACTTGAACTAGACTGATGGAGCGAAGGCTACTTCCGTATTTAATAGTAATATCTGCGCTGTCAGTATCATTATCTGCGGCGTTTTATTCTGTGTTTGGTTTAAGCAAGATGTTTGCCGGTGCCTCACTGCAAGTTATTATTATGGCTAGTAGTTTAGAGATAGCTAAATTAGTTGCAGCATCTCTTCTCTATCAATATTGGTCCAAGCTCACATCGCTACTAAAAGTCTATCTTTCGATAGCTGTTATAGTTCTTATGGCTATAACCTCAGGGGGTATTTACGGATTTTTATCTTCAGCATATTCTGAAACGTCAAATAAATTACAGGCTGTTGGTAAGAATGTCAATGTACTTATGTTGAAGCGTGATCGTTTTCAAATTCAACTCGATGATGTTATAATTGAGAAAAGAACACTGACCGCTAATATCAAAGAGCTATCTAAGGGTTTAGCTAATAACGTTATTCAATATACTGACACTGCTGGTAATATTATTACAACAACCTCAAGAGCTACACGGCGAGCTTTAGAAGAACAGCTTTCTGAAACATCCACACGGCGCTCTGAACTATATGTGCTAGAATCCTCATTAACCGATTCAGTAACAAAACTAGATCTTGCAATTTTAAGTTTAGAAACTGATAGTGATATAGCGTCTGAAATCGGCCCTTTAAAGTTTATTGCGGATTTAACTGGTAATACTATTGACCAAGTAGTTAATTGGTTTATCTGTGCACTGATGTTAGTTTTTGATCCACTAGCAGTTGCTCTTGTTATATCTGCCAACATTGCATTTGCATCTACAGTTAATAGACCTGTTGAAGAATTTGACGAAGAAGATGCACTTGATCAAGTATTGAATACTATGGTTGAGGAAGTAGAAGAAACAAAACCCGTTTCTGATGATATATATAAACGTATAGATAATATTGAAAATTGGATTCAAGCAGGCCTAACAAAAGACAAATATGGCCGCACACGTTTTACTGATATACAAGATTTTGACTATGGCGACAAAGATAACGGAAACTGAGTACAGAGTTGAATATAGACCAGGTTCTAAATGGAATGAGAACCCGCAATACAAATATCGTTACATGGAATGTTGCATGTGTGGTCAGATGACCCCTGCAAGTGAAAACGCGTTTAAGGTAACATGTAACGATTGTGTATCTGAATCCTTACCTGAAATACAATTTACCAAGCGTCTAAAATCCGACAAGCCTAGAGGCTGGCAATGGATGGCTGAATATGTTCATACTGATGGTACTGTATATCATAAGGGTGAAGAACAGCCTGATCTAAAAGGTACACTTGAACCTACTACTATAGTCGAAAAACTAAAGTTAAACAAATTTCAAAAGGCTGAAGTAATTGCCAGTGCCGGTAAAGAAATTCAAAAACTTAAGAAACAGTTAAAGGCCTCAACGTCCAAACGTAACAGTAAGAAAATCAAGGCTGAAATTAATCGTCAGAATAAGATTATGCAAGGTCGATTTACTCAGAAGTTTATCAAGGACTTTTTAGATTCAAAATAAATTCTTATATTAGATATATGAATAACACTAGAAACTTATATGGCGACATACCTGATAAGAAGGTTGTTGAAAACAAGTCATCTGAATCTAAATACTCGTACGACGAGGCTGATTATAGTTTAAACATTGACGATAACCTTATTTACATCACTGGTGATATCGATGAAGTTACAGGTCAGGTTTTTATTATCAAGGCTCGAACTATTCTTACGAACAGGTCTGAAGACCAAGCTGATGAGCCATTAAGCGTTCTAATTGATTCTGCAGGTGGAGATGCATACTCTATGTTTTCTATTATAGATTATATGGAGTCTCTACCTGTTAAGGTAAATGTATATGCGCGTGGTCGAGCAATGTCAGCTGCGGCTATGATCTTATGTTGTGCAACTGGAACTCGTGCTGCGTCTAAGAGATGTTCTATTATGGTTCACGAGGGCTTTTCAATGCAATCTGGTAAAGCCAGCGATATGAGAGCCGCTAATAAACATTTACAGTGGATAGAAAATAATTGTAATACTCTTCTGGGCGAACGTACTAACAAAGATAAGATCTGGTGGGAAGAAAATGCTATTACTGACTTGTATCTTTCACCAGAAGAGGCCCTTGATTTAGGAATAATAGACGAAATAATATGAAGTTAACCGAAGAACAAATCAAATCGAACTGGATTAAATTAGTTGAGACAATCGACACTCAGTTGTCAGGTGATAAAAGATCTGCAGTAATTGAGATGTACAATGACCTTGAAGCCCGATTGCTTATGGCGCCTGCATCAGGTTTTGAACATTTCCATAATGCATTTCCCGGTGGATATGTCGATCATGTAAACAGAGTAGTTGAATGTGCTGAAAAACTTTACAAGCTCTGGAAGTCTATGGGATCTAACGTAGACGGTTTTCAATATTCTGAACTAGTTTTTGTAGCTCTTAATCATGACATAGGTAAAGCTGGAGACATGGACAATGATCTTTATGTACCTAACAAGTCTGATTGGCATAGACAGAATCAAGGTAAGATCTATACATACAATGACAAGATCACTAATTTCATGTCAGTACCTGATAGATCTATTTGGCTATTGAACCAATATGGTGTTAAGCTTACTGAGCAGGAATACTTAGGTATCAAACTTCATGATGGACTATATGAAGAGGGCAATGGTCAATATCTAAAACCGTATAGTAAAGACCGAACTATGTCAACTGCTTTGCCTATTATCATTCACCAAGCTGACATGATGGCTAGTAGAATTGAATATGAAATGTGGAAATCTAGTCCTGAAAACGTAACTGTTGAAACTAGAAAGACCAAGAGATCAAAACCTAAGTCAGTGTCAATGGCGAATGACTCTGCAAAAGACGTGTTCAATAGTTTATTTGGAGACCAATGATAGTAGCACTGATTATATCTATATTTGTTATACTTGCTCTTGGGTATGGTATATATAACATGTTAAGAAAGATTGAAGAGATAGAGGAAGGTTATGACGCTATTCTTGAACGTAATATCAAACTAACACAGAACATTAAAAGCGCTCATACAATTATTACACAGGCTGATGTTAAAGGTTCGTTTGAAGCAGATGATGAAATTGGTGAGGCTTTCAAAACAATTAAATCAACCGTTGACGATTTAGAGGAATCTACATGAGTCCTGTTGAAAAGTTTTACAACGATCTACCTAGACTTCAGGAAGAGTTTAATAGTAAAGTAAGAAAGTCAACGCGTTATTACTTCACTTCAATAACTGAAGAAGCCATATGCGCCTACAATAAAGAAACATCTGATGTTCTTCGTAATCGTATATACAACGAACATATTCATCGTCCACTTTGGAAGCTTTCTGAAAACATAATCAATCGTTTCAAGTTTTATTATATGGATGGATCACCTTCGGATATTAAATACGAGGTTGTTACGTTTTTACTTGAAAAGTTACATCTGTATACTCGCGAAAAAGGTGTAGCATTTTCGTATTTTAGTATCGTAGCAAAAAACTATCTTATCCAAAACAACAATAAGGCCTATAAGCGACTGAAGCAGAAAGCCTCACTTAACGTTGTTGATACAGACCGTGACTTAGTTAATGAGGCTCACTATACAGAATATCAGGAAGGCTTAAAGGACTTTATGAATATCTTTATAGACTACTACAACTCTAAAGTAGAGTCATACCATAAGAATCCTAGAGATCAAGCAATAGCCTACGCTGTTTTGCACTTGTTTAAGACTCGGTACAACATTGAAAAATTCAACAAGAAGTCTTTGTATCTTTTGATACGTGAAATGACCAAGTCTGAAACTCAATTTATAACAAGAGTTATCAACAACATTAAATCTGAATACGTTAGACTATACGATATTTACAAGACCGGAAAGTTTGCCTGATATTTATTTATAAGGAGACTCAGTATGGCTATTTCAGAAGATAATATTTTTGATGGTAAATCATTCTCTGATATATTAAGTGACATATATACTGCATCTAAAAGAAAGGAACGCCAGATCAATAAATTGATCGCTGAACTTCAACCTATGATCAAGAATATAGGTGATGCA